GTCATTTCTTTAAAATAATCTTGTTGCACTAACCAAGAGAAAATAACCAAGCACATAGCAAGGTCATCATTACATCCCTCCTCTGCCTCAAAAGAGTTGTGTCTTTGAGAAAATGTGGTTAGTTCTGAAATTATTTCATAGTCAACAGTGATTAATTTATCATCTTCCAAAAGTGTTTTGAGATTGGAACATCCTAACTTTTTGACTGCAGCAGTCATTCTTACACCAAGTTGAGTTTTTTTGCCAGAAAAACCCTGACCAACGATTTGACCATTTCTTCCTCTCATCGATGCCATAAGAATATTCTGATATTCTAAATCGTATTGAAGAATACTTGCAACTTGATCTCCAATATCATTAACTTCTATCATTAAGTATGCTTGATTGTATGCTTTGGCAACATCAAGAATAATATTTGGAAATAACATGGGTTTTATTTCATTGTTCCTATATTTGGCAACTACTTTATATGGAAACTCTGTTGTATCAAAAACAATAAAGGCAGAATAATCATTTCCCAACCCTCTTGCCACATCAACGGTCATGATGTAATTGTGATCTTTCTCTGGGTTATTATAAATGTCAAGACCTGCATTTCTTTTTATTGGATCTTCATATACAAGGTTTCTGAGTTTTGATGGATTGATAAGTGTGTTAACAGATCCTAAAAATTCACATTCAAATTCTACCTTGAACTGCTGTTCGGAGGTGTTTGCAATAGTGGTGTCTTTCCATGCAGCATCTCTACCAGGAACTTCGGACCAATGAACATCTGTTGGAATATACTCATTTTTTTCTCTTTCTGCATCATGCCACATACGGTAGAAATGATTCATACCATGTGGTGTGGATACAATAATTACTTTCGTATTCTTACCAGAGGTAATAGTGGGATAAACAGATGCAAAGAATGAGTCTGCAACATGATTTGGAACGAATGCAAATTCATCCAAGAACAGAACGTTGAAAGACATACCACGAACTGCACTTGCAGACGTTGATGCTGCTAAAATTTTACTTCCGTTTTCTAATTCAATATTACCTTTGTTCCAAACCAGCACACCTTGTTGCATCCATTTTGGGAGATTTTCATATGCTGTTGCAAGTCTTGCTAATAGTTCTCTAGCAGTTGCTGCTTTGTTTGCAAGAATTCCAATATTAACACTATCATTAAAAATGAGATAATGGAGAAGATATGAAATGACAGTGGTTGATTTGCCCGTTTGTCTGGGCATTTTACAGATATTAAATCTGTTACTATGGAAATTATTGATTAATTTTTCTTGAAAATGATATGGATGAAATTGAGTTAATCCTTCATCCAAGGAGATAATTTTTATATGGTTATTTGCAAAATATACGGGATCTTCTTTACATCTCATAAATTCAATGATTTGTTCTTCACTGAATTCGATTGGAGTATTTGCTTTTTTTAAATTGGGGTTGCCAAGATATACACTATCAGTCATAATTTAATTTCTATATTATTTTTCAGAATTATTATCTAAAAATCCTTTTTTTAACATTTTTGATAAATCTGAAGTAGACCCAATAAATACGGCATTGTTTGTAACATTATTAGTTTTACTTGGCGACTCTTCATCTACTTCCTTCACTTTTTTCTGAAGGTCCATCAATTTATCAGTCGTATCTGCAACTGATTTAATAAGTTGACCTGCAACTTCATATGCTCTAGGACTTCCACCTTCACTGGCAAGTTCCATTATACCATTTAAAGTTTCTTGACCTTTTTCAATTAGCGAATATAAGTTTGCTCGTGTATAATCATAGTCTTTTTTTACATCCTCTGGTTTCGAAGATGACTTTGGTGGAGTGACATCAAGAGACTTTGGAGTCTCATCAACTTCAACGATGCTACTCTCAACATTCAGTGCTTTATCTAAATCATCGTAATTATTTTTCATAATATTATATATCTATTTGCCTTGTAGGACTTGATTCTTTAGAATCACTGAAAAATGTAGTTGTTTCATTAAATCCAAAATTATCCTCAGGTCCGGCAGTGATTGGATCTGGAGTAACTGTATATCTAACTTCTCGTTTTGCAGTTTGAGTGTTTGTTCCAGAATGTTGATCAACTGTGACTTTTTTAATGAGTCCATCAGTAGTATCTGCAACTGGACCAAACAGATAAGTTTTTGCAGTAAAATTTAAAGTGTATATCAGTGCCCTTCTGGTTTCAAAGGATCCTTCATAATCATCTTGGAAAGAAATATTTTCTAAAACTATGGGTATGTCTCTTTTTTCTCCAATTGAACTTACCAAATCAACTGTCAAATTAAATGATGGTTGGAAGAATGGAAGTATTTGTTCAATAATTTGTAAGGCATCATCATTTAATTTACTAAAAATACTTAACTCAAATCCAATATTATAAGGAACAGGCATAAAAACTTTCTTCAAATTTGTTCCATCACTTGCTTTAAAAGTTTGGGTTATACCAGACTTTCTTGTAGGATCATACTGAATGTTTGTCATTTCAAAAGACATTCTTGGCAGAGTAATGGCAACTGCTTTTGATAACTCTGCCTGCTCTTGAATTTTTGCCAAGTATTTCTGTTGTGGTCCATATGCCAGACCAACTTTAATATCATCAAGAATTGTTCCATCAGATTTTTTGTGCTTAATATTAATGTTATTAAACAGAGTTCCGAAAGAAATAATTGTCTTTCGTATTATTTCGTGATAATAATAAGTTCCTAACATTAATACTCTCCAAAGGGATTACTTTCACTAAAATCTAACAATGAATCTGCCTCCGATTCTATTTCTTCATTAGATTCAAAAGTTTGTTCATGACTATTGAGGTCATGGGTCTTTACAGTATATGTAGCACTTGATATACCTCCAATAATAGTTTCACCCTCAAAGAATTGTCCACTGTTCAGTGCCACCCTAATTACAGGTTGATCAAGATAAACGGCTTGAGTTGGAGCAGCAGCCAATACACCTATACCAGATGTATAATCTTTAATAATAGCAGTAACTCCAGAACTCTGTCCCGTAATAGTTTCATTATAAACAAAAGTTCCAACACCAGCAGTTGGTGTAGAGAATGTCATATTTATTGCACCAGATGTATAACCAATTCCAGAATTTAATATTCTTACAGTATTAATTCCGGCACCAATTGATGCATTGAATATTGGATTAACAACAGCAGTATTAATGCCGGAAGGTGGAGCATCAACAGTAATAGTTGGAGTAAATGAGTATCCAGTTCCGGCAGTGCCAACAATAATATTTTGAATACCAAATGTGGTGGAGATAGAGCATGTTGCTGCTGCACCAGATCCACCACCACCGGAAATTGAAATAGTTGGTGCTTCTGTATACCCAGCACCAGCATTTGTCATTTCAAGTCTAAGGATTGAAGTAATATTAGCTCTTTGAGTTGTGATTGCAACCGCAGATGCATTATGTCCACCATTTGGTGCATCCGAAAAAGTAATCGTTGGTGCAGACGTAAATCTAGATCCATCATTATTCAAGAATATTTCAGCAACACGACCACTAGATACACCAACAGTTGCCGTGGCAGTTACTGCAGACCCAACAAGTGTCACTGTTGTTATGTATCCCTCATCCTCAACAGTATTATCAACTTCTTCAATACTAGTGTCGATAAGTTCATTTTCATATTCAAATAATTCGCAACTTAAATCATAAGTGTATAAAGATCCCAATTGATAGAATGGTTTTTCATTCTCTACTCTCTTTATTTCAAATAATCTTTCTCCAAGAGGAAAATAAATTAAATCGCCTTCTTTTGGTCTATTAACTAAGTCGCCAAAGGTAAATCCTGTAATCGAACCCTCCCTAATACCTGATGTAATACCTTCTAAAAATGGTGATATAAAATCTTCAAACCTTTCTCTAGATATTGTTAAATTTATTTCATTCTTTAATCTTAAACCAAACTTGGTCATTATATCGCTGTCTGGCGCGTAACCATCTACATTATTTAAATATACTTCAATTAAAAAACTATCATCAAACTGAGAAGATTGAATTTCTTTAATTATATTATCTGTTTTTAATAATTTTCTTGGTAAATAATATACTTCTATTCCATAAATTTTTATATGCTCATTTATCAAATCTCGCATGAGCGATTGCTCACCTGGACTACCTTGTAAAAAATAAGAATTTAATACCATAATGTTTATCCAATAAAGTCAAGAGGTGGAAGTTCATATTCTGAAGACATTCTTTGTTTTAGATCATCCAATTCTCTTAAAGCATCATCATATAATTCTCTTCCATTTAATTCGATTCCTCCAGGAAGTTTTGCTCCTCTAAATTTTAATAAATTTTGTCCCCATTGTTTTTTAATAAGAGCAGTTAAATATTTTTTTAAAAAACTATCATTATAAACATTCGTAAATGTATTAGGATCTAAAATTCTATAGCAATCAATAATTAAAAAGGTGTCTTTTTTCTCAGATTTCCAATCAATATCCAAATACAATCTATTTTGTCTTTTATTAAATCTAATTTGTTTATCGGTGCTCAATAAAAACTCGATGTCTTCCAAATATGTTTTGACCATTGAGTATTGAAGAAGTTCAATTGAATTAAACTGATACACATCATTCAAAAATAACTGATATTTTATATTAAACATTCCATCTGATAGTGTGCTACTATCAAATTTAAAAATTTTTTCAATTCCAATAACCGAATCTGGAACTTGAAGGAAATTAGAATTTTCGTAAAAATAAT